TAAAGCATTATGTTTGATCAGAGTAAATATTTCAGGATTATTCAAAATGGAACATTTCTTCATCCTTGAATTCATCAATCATATCCAACATGTCTCCCCAAGATGTTCCTTCCATCTTTATTTCTAAGTCTATAGCATTCAAACATTTTTGTTTAAAATGGTTGAACATCTGCCCCCAATGATTTGTCTCGTCTTTAGGCTTGATGCCAATCAAGAATTCTCTAGCTTTGTTCCAGTCAACTATTTCTCCTATTGGGTCTTTGATGAAGACTTTTGGTATTTTGAATAAGTGGAAAACTCTATCTTTCTTATTATTAAAGAACGACATATGAATACATTTCACCAATACAGTTGACCACTCATTTGTATTAAGCCTGTTTACTAATCCAATCATAAAAGAGATTACTCCAATATTCTTAGGAGAAAAATATCCTTGACCTGTGAAGTCAAACTCTCTTTCCATTTCATCTAATCCTGTACTGAGCGCTTGTTGAAGTGCCTGTTTATAAGTATAACCTTTTTTTGATCTTGTTGGGAAACTAACGTTGAAGAAAGGTATAGCATTAACAGGGGCTGTATCAATCTCTTCTAAAGCTTCATCAGATAGGAACTCAAACTCATCTACCTCTTCTGTTTGTCCATCACACTGGAATATTTGAGCTAGTGTTATCAGGGGAGTCTGACACAACGATGCATAGTTGACATTTAATAGACTTGGTGTAGACATCAGTTTGTTTATGTTTATGTTTCCTACTGTAAACTCACTTCCATAGAAAAATGGCATCTTCGAAAAGTGGCATCGCCTTGTTGTGGCAAATTCGTTTTGTGTTATTTTTAGTTTTGACAGTTCCACCTCTGGGTTCATATATCTCAAGGCTGTTAATCTTATTTTTTCCATAGATGGTGCTCTGCTAACTATGACTGGACAAACAGGGTTTAAGAGGTTAGCTTTGCCACTTATTAGAGAAACTGGTTGCCTGTTTCTGTTCTCAATTATTTCTGCTAATAAGATCTGATATGTGTACGTATACTTATTTCGCCGTTGCCAGCAAATGTAGTACATTCCTTGTTCTAAGAATTTATGAGTTTGCATTCGCTCAAGTTTTAAATTATGTCTTGTATTCAAGAGTTTCCTGCCATGACTTTCGACAGATGTATTGTCACCAATCACCAGCTGCAGCTCGGCGATTTCCAACCTGTCGTCTTCTCCCTTTATCCTTATTGATCTCATGTAACCCTTTATTGTTAGATCAATAGTACCAGTACTCATATCACGATTTACTTGCCAATCATTCCAGCTCACTCTTTCATTTGTTTTATTAGCATCAAATTTGTCTAAATCTGATTGCTTCAATTCGTTCATGTGGTAAAGCAATGGCATAAAGTGCTGCCTTTTATTAAGGTCTTTTATCAGCATTTCATATAACTTCTTTACAGGTATGTTCTTGTATGTGTATTCATTTATTATGCGCTTTGCAAAAGAGAGTCTTGATGATGGTTCAATAAATGTATCTGAAAAGTGAGATATTAATTTAAAGCACTCATCCATATTAATTTGCTCGCTAGCAGGGCTTTGATTTATGATGGCTTTAGCAGTACCAGAGACTATCTGTTTAAGATAATGGACTGAATACCAGCCCTTGTCCTTTATTAAATTCCCATGTATGGTAGCACAGAAATCGAATGCTGTGTATGCTTTAGATGGTAGTATAAAGACTTTCACCCTGTGCTCTGTAGACTTAATATAGTCATAGCATGTCTGGAGGAATTTTGTTCTTTCTCTTATTTCGAATAATAAGTCTCTTTCTGCTATTCTAGCCTCATGGTCTCTTATTCTTTCTTCAACTTTTTGTAAAATTCCTGTCTGATTTATAAATTCTTCTAAGTGATAGAGGTCTCGTTTCATGCCTTCTTCTGTTGCACCACCTAGTGTATAAGTCCCATGAAGATATGCTCTTAGCACAAGGGCTGGAGAGTATCTTATGAGCTTCATATTTCTGAACTCAGGCATAGTAACTGCAGACATACTAGTCCTATCCATAAGAGATTGAACTTGTGAGAGGAGAATAGCATTACATGCAGTAGTATTCAAAGGATCATTCAAAATGCAGAATGAGTAGACTAATTTTATATCATCTACATCCAACTCGAATTTTTCTAGATCCTTATTCAGTGTTTCAAAGGCTTCTGGGATTGTCTTTTTGCCAATGATTGTCTCACTCTCTTGAACTTGGGGCATATCTAAAAGCCCTACGTATTTATCTCTGATACCAGAATAATCAATTATTGGCTTATTTGAAAATAGGATTTGCTCCACAAACAACTGTGTTGGACTTTGTATAGATAATGATTCCTTGAATTTCTTCGAATTGTACCTAAATAAGATAGTTTTAATAAAATCTCCCGGGCATTCACCCTTTGTGACCAATAATTCCTGGTGTTCTAACATATCTTCTAGTAAATTGTCAAATTCTTCTTTGCTTTGAGTTATAGCTTGATAATCATTATACGAAACCAAACGACTTAAAGATGATAAGGTTGTGAATTTCCTAGGTGTTATTATTGACCTGCTTCTCATGTCACTAGTTTCTCCCATTGTATTATCACCGGTAATATCAGTATCTAAAACTATATACCTTAATATCTTCAGTTTGATTATCTCCATTTTTGTGAGTTTGGTCAGATCCCAGAATTCTATATTGTTGCACTGACTCTGGACAGACTCTTTTATAAGTTGTGGTGGGGACATTTTCCTCAGTAAATTTGTCAAAAAAGATATGTTTCCAGCCTCCAGCCCAATCAATGCTATAGTAGATAAATCTGCTTTCAGAATCCCGCACAATTCTATTGGGAGCTCATCCCTTTCGCAATAAAATATTCTTGTTGGGTCATTTACTTGTCCAGGCAACATGTTATAAGTATTAAATGTTATCCAATGGTTCAATGCAATGCTAACCCAAGCCAAACTTGGAGGACAGCCATGCTTAATAGCCGTCTGTGTGGCTGATAGTCTACTAGCCATATCTTCATAAGGCCCTATATATGCACAATCTCCAACTGCTGGAAGTAAGAATCTGCCATATACGGAAAATGGCTCTCCGTATATATTGAATAAACTTACAAATTCCTTGATATTGTTTGTGATGTATGTTTTCTTCATATTTGCCTGATTTCCAAATGTCAGGCAACAAGCTTCAAATAAATCGCATATGTAGTGTAAGATACAATCATTGCTGATCTTATCTTGAATTATTATTACGGATGTCTGGTTGTCATCTGAATGCACCATACTATTGACATTGCAGTTACCTTCTAACAATTCAGTAGCATCTTTCACGATATCTCTGAAGACCATCATTGAACAACTGTGTATGTAGCTAGATGTATAATTCAGGTTTCCTTGGAGCCAGTTTCTTCTGATGTTTACTGTATTAGTATGGAAATTATTTGTCATCTGCCTTATAATGTCATTCTCTCTCTCAGCTTTTTGGTCTAATAGTGAGCACATCATCTCGTCTGGCAGAATCAACTCCTTGTCCATATAGTTGCAGAAAAAGTATAGTATTCTTTGCTTCTCATATGGGTACAGGATAGGATCTAACACTATCAGCCAGAAGTACTTGAAGAATACATCTTGTGCACTCCATTTTGACATATCTGCATTTATTTCCACCTTGATACCTTTGGGCTCTTTCGTTAATGTCTCTATAAATTCTTCTTCTTTAGACATTTCTCTCCTTGTCATCTCTATTAAATATCTTAATTCACTCTCTGAATTTATTTCCAATTTCTTCAGTTTCCCATCGCCAGGTTCCGAAATCATCTCCTCTGGGTTTAATTTACATCTTTCTTTAGCTATTCTTTCCACACAATACAGACACAACTTTGCTTCCAATTCCCCAACAAAGATTTCTCTATCTTTTGCAGTTTTTTGCCCTTTATTAAAGAAACAAAATTTAAAATCTTTGTGTTCTTTCATCACATCCATAATTATTTCTATTGCTGGCTTGTCTTCAAACTCTCCCGTTTTGAATTTTTCATATAGTCTGTCAAACACTTTTGTAGATATGTAGTCTGTGTATTCTGGGACAGATTTAATGAGGTCCAGGTATGTACTATGTGCTATCTCAAGGTCTCTATCCTCTTCTGCAACAAATTCAGTGTTGGCTATCCTTGTTTTCTTTGCATCCTTCTCTTGAACTTTCTTTAGTCTTTTAACTGTTTTAGTTTTGTGTTCTGAGAAATCTCCAACTTTAATGCAAGATTTAGAACTTGTAAATGTGGATATGCTTGCTAGGGATCTTTTAAAGTTATTCCTATTTTCAATCCTGCTCCGTAGGTGGTTATGTTTAGAGGTGTCATTATTGAGCATCTTAGCTATTGAGTAGATAAGAATTTCTAAATTTACAGATTGCTTTTGGAAATCCTTCCCCCATGGGTTTGGTAATTGTTCTCTTTGCTCTAGTTCTATTTCCAAAACGGTCTTAGCCAAGTCTATCATTACATGATGTTTATTGTGTAATCCTTTAGCATTGAAATAGAAAGGGAGGTATACTTGATTAATATATTCTTTTAAGTTTACATGTCCTGGGAACCATATAGATTCCAGATCACGATCTTCGGAGACTCCCTTTTGAGTTATTTCATATTCATTTAAGAACACATCTTTAACAGATATTTTGGTCCTTTGGTTGTTTGCTGACATGCAGCCTCTATGTATTAATTCTGTCATATAAACTGAAAATAATGTTTTGGTATATGGAGAAAACTTCTCAGCTATATACTCTCTAACATGGCTGCTCACAGCCAATGAATTCATTATCATATATCTGGATGGTTCAGTCAATGATAACATGCTCTTGGTTATTGATAGGGAGGTGAAGAATGAGAATGCCATTATTTCATTTAGATCTATTTCTGTGTCTCCCTTTAAGAGTAATGTGGTCAGCATGAATATACCTGGTGCAGTAACTAATCTTTGGCATCTCTCTTTGTCCAATCTTATGGCTTTAGAAATTGATATATATTGATCCCCAATTTTATATGTCTTGTATAAAGCTCCACATTTTAAAACATCTTTCTGGTCCTTATGTAAGCAAACAGTTGAAAACACTACTGTTGATTTCTTCGACTGAATGCTAGCAGAAGGATATACCAAACCAAAAAACCTGTTGTTTGCACTGGCAACTACTCTGAAAGTATTGTGTTTATTATATTGGGACACTGACAATATATTTTTAATTATTACAGAAAAATCATTAATAGCCTGCCAAAATCTACTATGTGCTATATGTTCTATATGCTCCCATGTTTTTTCATTTGCCCCTTCAATTTTATCCTTAAACTCTTCCAGAACATTCCCAACTTTTTGCAATCCAGACTTTTTGGACATCATTGACTTTGTATCCTGAAACATTAAATTGGCATTTCTCTGGATATTTATGTCAGAGAAATCGAGGATTTGCGGCTTCTCCAAATCTAGATCGTCCAGCATTCTGTTCTTAAATTGTTTGTGATTGCCTATCCCGCAGAATTCTTTCAAGAAACGCAATCTTATTTCCTTTGGTATAACATCTGTATCCATTTTGAACTGCTGCTCCCATAGTGCAGTGCAAGGTCCAATCTTAATAGGTTCTATAGGAGTACTTTTCTGTCTAGATGTGCTCCTAGCATCTCTTTTTAATCTCGAACAAAATTGTTCATAAGCATTTATATCCGAGCTGAAATCCATCATCCTCCCTATATATTTAAATGCTGTGCTAATATGATCAGTTTCCTTTATTCTTTGTAGAGACACTGATAATTCTAATATTTTCGCATTATTCTCTTGAGGTTTTGTGCCATCATGAGGTGACCATATAAAATGGATACTAGGCTTTTGTTTATGTATGTCAGTGACCATATCTCGTGTTTCCCTGACTCGGTCTATCATTTCAGCCCAGCCTTTTTGTATTTCTAGGCGGCTCGGTTTATTAAAATGCTCATCTGCCATAAAAACTCTCTTTGACATATCTTTCAAAAAATCTTTATACTTCATGCTATATTTACGTATGAACATATGTAATAGATCATTCCACTTATCTGCTTGAAATGCATTGTAGTTCAGTGCTTGAAAAAAGTCGTTCCTTGCCTCAGGCCCTAATGAGTTCATGAAGTCTATGAAAACAGGGTGGTCGAACAATTCTGCAGTTTCTTCATTGACCCATGGAATTGTGGGTGTAAATTCGCCATGGGCTACTAACTCCATAAATTCCTCATTGTCTCTGAACCTTTCATATAGCTCATCCTTTAATCTGAAATACCATGAAAAGTCCAAGTTCAAAATGACATTAGGAAAGATATTAGCAAAATTATCAGAAGAAATATGCAAGTGCATAGAACTGGGGTCCATTCGGATTATAACAATTTCATATTCTACCCCTAGTTGGTCGAATATATCCCCAAAGAGCGTATTATATTTCTTAAAAGTGTGGTTACCAGATTCATCACTAACAGATACCTTAAAATCTATTATATATATTTTATTGCCATCTCTGTAATAATTATCAGGAGTTATATTGGGGACTCGGATCTGGGTCGGGTTAAAATCTGGAACCATCTCCATGACAATATCCAAAGCTGGTACATCATTTCTATACTCTATACCAATGCTATAACAGAACTCTTGAGCAAAGTAGTTATGCCTAGCAACAGTTATGTCAGACAACAAGTCTCTACCAAGCTCAGGGTTGTTGCAAGTACGGACTCTAGCAGCAAACTGCCTCACTATCTCTCCAAGTTGATGCGCCATTGCTTTA